GAACCTAATTGTGCCCAACCACCTATTTTTTCAGGTGTACCATATCTAAAACGAACATTATCACCATTAACCCATTGGCCTTCGCCACCTGTTGCGGTAACTTGTTTATTAAATCCTGGTGCAAATTTTACTTTTTGTAACATAAAAATCCTATAATATTTAGGCAGGAGATGGTGTGGTGGAATCTCCCGCCAGAATATTATTCTACTATATTATTTAGGTAATTTAAAGCCTTTATACCATGCAGGCAAGCCTAAAAATGGTCTTTTATCAAATTCATTTTCTTTAGCTATTTTAGAGTTAGCTTTATTATAATGTAAAAATACTTGAGCACAGTCTTTACCAGTAAATTCTTCTCTCCAATGTTCAAGTTCACAACCAGAATATATTAACATGTCCCCATGGTTTAAATCTATTTTAATACCTGCTTGACCATTTTTACCAGTTGGATCTAAATATATAGGCCATGAGTCACCACCTAAATTTAACGTAGTAGATATTTCACATGAGTATCTGTCCTTGTGTCTAGCTAGTACGTCTCCTTTTTTATATATTCTAGCATAAGAATATGTAGGAGATAGTTTTAATTTTGTGTGTTTTTCCATAACAGGTTTTACTTTTTGTAACAAAGTTTCCATAACCATATCACTATAATGTGAATAGGTGTTAGGCACTTGTGTATCATTCCATACTCCCCAATATTCTGTAAAAGGAGATATAAATTTTTGATCAAATAAAAATCTTGCAACTTTTCTTTTATTTAAAAAATAAGCAAAACAAAAATCTGCCATTTCTTTTGATATAACATTTTTTAATACACTGTATTTATTTTTTTTAAAACTCATCCGTGATACTCCAACCATCCATTAATCATATATTTAGCATTTTTTAAAGGGGGATTACCTCTATGAAAATGAGTCCAAGAAGCAGGGGCTAATACCATTCTGCCTGTTTTTGGTTTTACTCTTTCATGTTGGTATAAAAATTCTGTTTCTCCGCCTTCTTCACAATCGTTTAAATACATAAAAACTAAAATCATTCTTCGTGAATCTTTTAAATTACTATTTTCACAATGCCACACATGATAACCCTCACCAGGTAAAGTTCTTTGTATTTTTATATCATTATTAATATCATATCTACCAACACCATCTATTAATACTGGATATTCTTTTTTGTATTTTTCTAAAGTTTTTGAAAGAGCCTCTACAAAACTTTTTAAAATTATTCCATTAGCAGACATAATTATAGAGTCGTCTTTATTCCAATTGTTAATAAAATATATTTTATTGTCTCGTTTTAAAGAAGAACTATGCTCATCTTCTAATCGATGAACTGTTTCTACATTTTCAAAATGTTCAATAACTTTTTTACAATAGTCTATAGAAACCACGTCGTCATATATTCCTATAAAATTTTTATTTTTTTGGAACGCCGATTCTTTTAATGACATTTTTTCCTTTTAATTGCATTTTAGATTTTATAAAATTATCTATAAAATTTGGTTTGGTTTTTAATGGAGAAGACTCTAATATAGTTTTAATAAATGCTTTTTTCATATTTTTATTTTGCATTTAAAACACCATTCGGTATAGCTTGACAATTCCAATGTATAAATCGAAATGGTTCATATCCCATATCTACTACATATTGATGTGGTATGTAAGAAGGAAAAAACATCATTTTTCCAGGAGTAATAGGGTAATGTATTTGATGGCTTGCATAAGTTATTTTTGATCTATCTGCCGCTGGTAAAAGATTCATGGTATTACCTGGTCTTGGATCTTCAAACATTGGCATAGATGTTTTTTCACTTGCTTTTAAAAAATAAAAACCTGACATATGACCGTTCCAATGTGTATGCAATGTATGGTGTCCTCCACCTTTTTTAGCAAATTCTTGTACCCATAATTCAGTAGTAAATACCGAATAATTAGTTAAATCAAATCCCATTTCAATTAACAAATTATATGAAGTTGCACCAACATAATTTTGCAACTTTAAAAATTTAGGATCACCTATTAAAGATGTTGAGTGAAACACATGACCCATATCTCCTTTATTACCAAATTTTTTATTTCTTTTATCTATGTCTTTTTTTAAATTTTTTTTTGCCATCTCTATATATGGATCAGAAGCTTTATTTAAATCTTTTACAAATCCTGATTCCTCCGCAAGCCATATAGGACATTTAAATAAATCTTCTTTTATTAGTTGTTTGGGAAATTCTATTTTTGTTTTATTAACTTTTTTCTTTTTCATACCACTCCTATTTATATGGCCATCCTAAATTCCATATTACTAAACTATATCTAGATCCTTTTTTAACTGGACATACTCTGTGCCAAACAAACCCAGGAAAAATAACTAAAGACCCTTTGGGCAATATTTCTGTGCATTTTTTAATATTAGGTTTTTTACCTGGATCCCTATTTCTAAAATCAAACTCTAACTCACCACCTTTATAATCTTTTGGATCAGACAATGTTACAGTAACAGATAGTTTTCTAATTTTACCATTACTAGGATCATTATTTTGTTTTTGATAAGGTTGATCCCATCCATCACAATGCCAATCATAAAATTGACCTTTAGTATATTTTGTAAATTGACAATTTTCAGAATAATCCCATTGAAAATTCCAACCAGCATTAACATTTGCTTGATTTACGTAAGGATGTATTTCTTTATAAATCCAACGATCATTCATCCAAACAATGTCTGAATTTCTTTTCTTTTTCATGTCTTTAATTTCTTTTTGATTTAACTTTCTATTCCCAAAACCACCAGTAACTGCCATTTGATCTTGTAATTGTTTTCCATAACGAACAATATCATTACAAATTCTTTCAGGAATTGCTGATTTAAAATACCAATAATAATTAGTTAAATTCATAAACTTTCTTATACTAAGTTTTATTTTAAATATATAGTGATGTAAAGAAAAATAAATACTATTGATATTTATAACGAATCATAACAATTCCAGAACCTCCAGCTCCACCCGTTCCTGGATATACTGATCCACCGCCACCGCCAGTGTTAGTTCCTGCTGCTGCTGCATTACAACCTGGTGAACCTGGGTGTGTATAATCTCCACCACCACCAAAACCACCAACTTCTGTATTTGCAACTCCTGGTCTAGATCTACCAGCTCCACCACCAGCAAAATATCTTGTGCAACCTGCTGGACCTGGTGTTCCATAACATCCTGATGTTGGACCAACAAAACTGTCTGCAATATAACTTCCATCACCACCAGCAGATGTACTAGGGGCTGGAGTTCCTCCAATGGAACCAGCACCACCACCGCCACCGCCATATCCAAAACATCCTATACCTGAAGAACCACCATCTTTACCTTGAGGAGGATCTGTAGGAGGAGTATTACCCGATCCACCAGGTGCAACTCCAGGTCCATATTTAGGTGGGTTATAAGCATCATCTCCAAAACCACCACCTCCACCTGATCCACCATTTCCACCTACTCTTAAAGGAGATCCACAGTTATTACCACCTCCAGCAGCTCCACCACCTGCTGACGTAAGTCCAAGAGCTGATGAATCAACACCTGCTGTGCTTCTTGGTTGAGGTGATCCTGCGGGTGCTCCTGCACCACCACCTCCAACTACTATAGAATATCCTTGTGCAGTAACTGTAACACCACAGTCACTTGCTAAAGGGGATGTTGTTGGGCTAGGTAAACATAAAGAGTTTGACATTCTAAATCCACCAGCACCGCCACCACCACCTTGGTTTGATCCACCACCACCTCCACCAGCAACTATTATATAATCTACTGCGTTATTAGCAGGAGCAGTAGCGAGACTGTTCACTGTAAAAGTTCCATTTGCTGTAAAAATATGTGTTTTAAAATTTCCACAAGTTACGGTAGCATTTCCTCCACTAGCACATAAAAAAGTATATTTAGGCCATGTTGGTGCACCACATGCCCCTGATGTTAAAGCAGCCATGTGAGATCTTAAATTCCATACACCACTTGCTTTGTTTAATTCTTTTACGATAACTACACCTGATCCACC